CATTGAAGGATGTTGGTCCTTCATCAAGTCCTGATCGACAGCCTGCATCTGTTCGCGGGTCCGGAGCCCGTAGTACGCGGATCGTTCTTGAGCAGTTTCGACAGGGATGCGGCACAGCATCAGACCACCTTGTCCGATGACCCCGGAATACTTGCCCTCGTCAATGACGGGAGCGTGGTAATCCGGATACTCGTCAGCGCGGACGGGTTCCCATCCTTCACGCAGCTTGGAAAAGACGTTGGTCTTGTCCTCTTCGCCACGCATAGCGACTCGGATCCATCGATGCACATAGCCCTCGGGGGCTTTGGGTGCTTCAAGGCGGCTGGGCGGTGCCCACGGCTTACGGCGCGCGCCATCTTCGCGCGTTTTCATCGAGCGGGGTGTGCGAGTTGTCTCAGTCATCAGATCAGTCCTTCACGTACTTTGCGTATTCCTCGAGAGGAACATTCAGCTTTCGTGCAATCGCGATCTGCGACGGCGTCAACTTAACGCTCCTGCGCCCCTGTTTTGTACTGCGGGATGCGGAAGAACCAGCAGAGGCGACCTGCGTTCCACCACCCGTTTTGCGTTCGACTTTAAACTTGTGCGGAAACTCCGAACGAAGACGTCGATCGATCTCAGTATAATACTCATCGCTCTGTGGGTCAAAGCCTTCGTCTTCAACCAATTTGCGATGAATCCCAAACGCAGCATAGGTCATGACCTCGTCTTGACCAAACCACTCGTTCTTCTCGGCCCATGACTGCGCCTTGGGATCAGGCTGCGGCATCTGTTGCTGGGCAGGTTGTTGCTGGGTCTGCGGCGCCACCGCCTGCTGCGGGCGCTCGACCTGAACACGCTCAGCGCGCTGCTTCGCGATGTTGTAACGGTCTTGATCCGCAATCGCACGAGACAGGGCTTCTTGCGCCTCGACCACACGATCCGCGTTTCCAGACTCATAGGCTTCTTTGTACGCGCGGCGGGCGGCAGCGACTTGTGCTTCGACCCGAGCGCCGTACTCGCCAAGGTAGCCGCTGTCTAGCTGGCTGACACGGCCCTTGAGCTTCTGGTTTTCTTCCATCAGCTGCTGGGCAATGCGTACAGCCTCTTGGCGGTCCCGCTCTTCTTTGCGGTACTTTTCCGTCAAGCGGGCAATTCTTTTCTGTACGCCTTTGCTGTAGCTCTCAAGCTCCTCTTCGGAACCTTCGTCCGGTTCTTCCACGGCAGCCTTTTGTTCCGGCTCATCACCTTCCTGCTCGATGATGATCTCGTCTTCGAGGTCTTCCTGTCTGTCCGACATAAGCCTTCTCCTTAAACGCTTTTGATATCAGTGGGTTCAAGTACAGTGGCGATAACCTCGTCATCGTTGATGACACGGATCTCGCCGCCATCGATCTTGAACCGAGAGCCGGCGTACCGGCCAATGCAGACCCAATCACCCTGCTTGCACCACGGCTCACAGTCGGGCCCGAACTTTGCCGGGTCCTTGTAGGCCAATGGTCCAACCCGCAACACGTAGGCAACCACCGTCGCCACAGTTTCGCGGTCCCGGACTTCGTCAGGGATGTACAAGCCGCCCTTGGTCTGCTTCGCCGTTTGATACGGCATGACCAAAACGCGCCAGCCCGTGGGTTGGGGCAGACGCTCTAGAAGCGGCTTATCTAGAAGGGAGGGGTCAAGCACGCGGCTGGCTTCCGCCACGTAAGCTTTGTCGAGAGAAGGTTCGGCGCTGTCCTCTTCGGCGGTTTTGGCCTTAGCGGCTTTCTCAGCGTTTATTTTCTGCGCGACGTGTTCCGGAAGATAGAGTGTCTTCGTCATATTCGCCGTGGTTCTCCAGCAGGGCTCTCATTTCGTCGGCGGCATAGGAGAGGCCCCGTATCTCTCCAACCAACTTTTTGTACTCTTCCCAGTTGGGAAGGCCGTCAGAAGCCAAGACATCCTTGATGTCTTCCTCTCGCTGACGGAGCACCCGATACACATGTTGCGCAAAAGCTACTACATCCATCATAGGATCTCGTTGTAGTCGTCTTCTATTTCACTTGTGATCGGGCCACCTGCTGCCCATTTATCACATGTGTAATCCGAGGAACACACAAATTTTAAGAGCTGGCAGTATCCGAGATCACCAGACTCATCGCCAATGCATTCCAGAATGTCTTCGGTCTGATTGTACGCTGCGCAGTTGCCGCAAACGTCGGTCAGACGAAATGCCCCGCTGTCGGCCGGATCACGGTAGTTGGCCGTCTCAATGGCCTTTTCCTTGTTCTGCGCGTTCAGCTCGGGGTCTTGAGTCGGCAGCGGACAGTTACGGCCCTCGTCATCGTTCGACATCTTGTCGACCGGGGTCATCTCCCCAAAGATGATTGTGATTGCAGGCATCAGAAAACTCCTCGGAAAACTTGGGGTCTGGAAATCGGGCTGAAGGCCGACACCATGCCCCCGTCGGCCTTCTTCTGCTTTTTGGACTTCCCTGCTGTGGACAAAGCAATGGCAATGGCTTGCTTCTCAGGGTAGCCCTCGTCACGCAATGTGCCGATGTTTGCAGAAATCGTCCTCTGCGACTTTCCCTTTTTCAGTGGCATCAGGTCCTCCCTCGCTGAAGGTTGGCCATAGCAATCTGCTGTTGGACGGCAATGCGCTCGCGGTTTACCTGATTGCGCTCTTCGGCAATGTCCTCTTGCAATTCGAGACGTGCGGCCTCGCCCACGGCCTTCTGCATCAGCTTTTCGCGGTCGATCTGGATCTTCATCTGATCAGTGGTCGCATCGCTGGCCTGCTGCTGAGCACGAAGCTGCAGTTCCGCCTGACGAATTTGGACCAGAGGATCTGCATTCGGATCTGGCGGGGGCGGAACCATGCGCGGCAGGAGCTGCTCAAGGATCTGAGATTCAAGCAACGCAATATAGCTTTCAAGCTGTTGCGGGTTGTTCATCAGGGCCTGCGTCGTCATGATCTGCTGCTGCGCTTGCATCGGGTCCACGGCGCCGGCCTGTACCGCCATCTGCACCTGTGCGATCGCATCCTGCGTGCCTTGCACGACCTGTGCTGTCGCCAGAAAACGTACGTGTTGTTGTACGTGCGCGTAGATCTGGCCCATCGCAACAGGGTTCGCCTGCACAATCGGCGTTTGCAGCATCAGGATATGTGCCTGAATATGCGCCTCATGGTTTTGGTCTTGGAAGGCTTGTGCCTGACCACCCATGATCAGCTTTGCGTTTTCTAATGTGGGTCCTTCGGGCTGCGGCTGAGGAGGCGGCGGCAGGATCTCGTCGATGTTCTGGACCTCAAGAGCCTGATACATCCGGCGATAGGCCGCATGCAGGTTGTGCATCTGCGGGTTGGTTTGCGCGAGCTTAAGCTGCTCTTGAGCCAGCGCCACACGCTGTGCCATCGAAAAGATGTTCGGGTCACTGACAGGGAGGATGTCAATCCGAGCATCAAAATCCGACTGCACGATGCCGGGGGCGCCGCCCTCGACCGCATACGGATAGCTAGGCGGAGCGTTCTCAGCAATGATGCGGGCAAGAATGCGGAACTCATTCTTCTGCGCATAGTGCAGGCGCTTGTGGATTGCCGACATCACGCGAGTTCCGCGTTCCAGAAGAGCCATGGTCGTACCGACCGGCATCTCCTGAGACATGTTCGTCATCTGTTGATCGGCGACCGATACGAAGCGACGACCGCCATCGACCAGTGCTCCTAGCAACTGGGCCAGTGTTGCCGAAGGCTCTTTGTACGGCAGAGGGATAATCGAGTCGCGCAGGTTGCCCCCGGGCGCATCGATGTCGCGGAACTCACCCGGCTGCAAAGGTTCGTCGTTGTTGCGGATCCGGATACCCTTGGCCTTAAAGCCGGCCGGGAGGTTGGACAGCGTACCGGCGTCAATAAGTTGACGCAGGATAGACGTTGCCGCGCGACCCAGACCACCGATCATGTGAGTCAGGCCAAAGCCGTAGAACCCAAGACCCGGGAGAAACTTGTAGTGCGTAAAGTACTGCTTGGCGCGGGCCAGCGGGTCCATGGGGTCGTAGTTGCGGCGGATCGAGAGGACAGTCGAAGAGGACTTGTCGATCGTCACGATATAAGGAAGACGAATCCCCGTGGGCTGGTCGTTCATGTCCTTATGCTCGAAACCCTCAATGTCCAACTCGCAATGGATCTCAAGGAGGTCGCGCGTGTCATCTGTATGCGTGCGATTCGTGCCCTGAATATCATCGACCTCTTCGCGCACAGGGTCGTTGTCGGAGTTCTGCGGAGGACCAAGATCGATGTCTCGGTAGAACCCAGAGACTTGCTGTTTACGTAAATCGTTCTCCATCATACGCAACAAATGCGTTATTCTGGGGGACGAAATCAGATCCGTTGCCGAATAAGGTACGACGACATCTTGCGCAGGGACAAAACGAGAGACCTGCCGACCCTTGGTCACGTCAAAGTAGGTCTTCTTGAACGTGGACCCAGACAGCGGAAGATAGAACAGCATCTGATCCATCTCAGGATCGTACTCTTCCATGACTTCGACAATCTGGTAGTTCATGTAGTTCTTGACGCGCTCGGCCTGCTCCTCCAGCACGGGCGTGTGCATGCCCACAATGCTGGTCTTAACCGGTCCCCCGGCGGGGAGAAGTTCCTTGTAGGCCTGCGCCTGAAACTGGGTGACACTCTCAGAGATGAGGGGATGAGTTACGGCGGATGCGCCTTCAAACGGCTCTGACCGCTCCTCAACTTTTACGCCAAGAAGATCGAGACCCTTTTTGTAGGTCTCCTCCCACTCACTGCGCGAGGACAGGTCATCCTCAAAGGCGGAGGTTAGGTCACTGGCAATTTCTGCCAATGTGGCGTCGTCAAGATACTCTGCGAGGTTGGCGTCGAACGGGATCAGGTCCTCAATCGACATCTCCTGTTCCATCGCACCTGCCAGCTCCCGGACAAGCGCCGAGCCGTCGTCTTGGGGGACGATTTCAGCGCCACCATCAAAAGACATGGGGGTATCAACGGCGACCTCCATACCTTGCGGTTCGGGGGCGAGGCCGGAGTCAACGAGTGACCCAATGGGGCGCGGCGGCAGAGCCATCAGTAGTACTCCCGTTTACGAGGAAGGGACTCTTCGTCCTGCTCCTCGTCGTGTATCGTGACGAAACCGCCTTGGCGGAACCGTATCAAAGCCAAGGTCATGCTATCACAAAAGTCGTCATGATCGCCATTCGGAAATGATGCGACTTCCTCTACGACCTCATCTGAGAATTTTTTGGTCATGGGAGCCCACACAAGACCGGCCTCAAACAGTGGCGACACCATATGCATTCGCGTCGTCTTGTCCACACCGCCGCCGCCAGCGCGTCTGCCGGGGGCAAAGCCAACCGCTGGGATCCCACGTGTACGCAACTCGTCAATCAGCGGTCGACCCGACGCCTTGGCCTCGACAATGACCATGTCAGGCTCCCAGTATTCACATTCATCCCACGCAACCTCTTTCAGCTCCGGAAAGCTCCAGCGGCCCCTCTTTGCATCCAGCAGGATGATGTTGTCGCGGCCACCCTCTTCGGGCTCAAATACGCCCCACGTCGTGATTGCAGAGAAGTCCGCGGTCTCTTTTTTTGAGAACGCCGTATCGTAAGCTTGCAGGATGTACTTTAGTTCTGGGACTTTATCTTTCTCCCAGTTTTGCCACCATTCGCGCCGGATGATTGCCTGCTCGCTGCTCGTCGGCTGCTGCTGCCACTGAGCCGACCACTTGGCAACGGGTAGCGAGGCCTTGATCGAAAGCAGGGCATCTTTCTCCCAGAACTCAGGCCACAGCGGATCTCCGCTGGGCATAAGGGCCGGGAACTCGACCACCTCCCACTGGTCGGCCATCACGTCTGCGGCCTGTGCTTCCAACAGGCGCCCTGTCAGGTCTTTCTTGCCCCAACGTGTCATGACCAAGATGATGGCCCCGCCGGGTTGAAGACGCTGACGGGGGCCGGAGGTGTACCACTCGTAGGCATGGTCGAATGCCGTTTCAGACAGTGCGTCCTGTTCCGAGTGAGGGTCGTCGATGATGAACAAATCGGCGCCTCGGCCCGTGACAGCGGCACCAACACCCGCAGCAAAGTATTCCCCGCCCTTGTCCGTGCTCCACTTACCGGCGCCCTTGTTATCTTCCTTCAGGCGGGTATCGGGGAAGACCTCTTGGTATCTGGAGTCTTCGATCAGGTCACGAACCTTTCGGCCAAATCGCACGGCCAGTTCGGTGTTGTGCGTAGCCTGAATGATCTTCAGCTTTGGGTTTCGCCCCAAAAACCACGCCGGCATCAGGAAGCTGGCAAATTCCGACTTAGAATGACGCGGCGGCATGTTGATGATCAGCCGCTTCAGTTCCCCGCGCGCCACCCGCTCCAGCTTCTCGGCGATGATTCGATGATGCCGGCCCTCAATAAAGTTGTCGTAAACATGATGAGCAAAAGGCATGAACTGATCACGCACCCGGTCCCGAAGGTCGAGGCGCGACTGCATCTCCGTGAGCATGAGGATCTCACGGAGAACCTCATCCGGAACAGCACTGAACGAGGACATCAGAGCACCTTTGCAAAGTTGCCGCCCAGAAACGTATACCGGAACCGGCCCAGCGCACGGGCTGTCCGCTCCGAAAGCACACCGGCAGCCAGCCCAAGATGGACGTGCGTCACACCTCGGTACATGCACCACTGTTCAAACGCCATCAGCAAACGGAACGCGACCGGCGAACCTCGCCTCTCGGGCTCCACGTACCAGACGTGGTTGTAGCCAAGAGTAACCGGAGCAAATTCATACTGGGCAAGTTTGCCGATGATCATTCCAACAGGATGATCGTCGTCCATGGCAAGCAGACCAAATCCGTCATCGGATTGTATGATCTGTTCGTAAACACTTTGCGCCGTGTACTCGATGTCAAACGGCACATCTCGCGCCGCACTTTCTTCGTGGAGCTTCATGCTCAAAACAACGATGTCGGCGATGTTCTCTACCGAGAAGGGTTCGTATCTAATGCTCATACCAGCGGCTGTGCTCCCAGTCGTCCCAAGGCTCTTGCGCCCGAACCACCACTACCACGGCTGATGGTTGTAGACAACTGGTTGGGAGCTTGCGGCTCCCCTGCTTTCAACACATAATTGGACAGATTCAAAAGACCCATTGCTGGATCTCTGCTGCTCTCATCCAAAAGCAGACGGGCATACATCGTCTCGTATGTGTCCTGAGAAATTTCGCCGGCCTCGAGCGCCTCGCGCAACGCCTCGATCTGATCCATGTCGGGCCCAGTCTCGTCGTCGCCAAAGAACATGCGCCCCAGACCTCCCAAACCACCAAACAGGCCAGACTGGTCCTCGTTTCCAAGGCCCGCAAGCATGCCGAAAAAGCCGGGGCGGACGTCGCCTCCGCCGGCAAACTTGACAGGGTTCATCAGCGGCTGGTTTTGTTCCGCCGCCTGTTCGCGTGCGGCCCGCTCCGCTTGAGCCTGTTGCATCATCTGCTGGCCAATCAAAGACCCAATAATCCCGCCAATGGGCCCAAGGGCCAAGCTGCCCAACATGCCGCCCGCCACGCGACCGGGGGTCATGCGGGGGTCCAAGACGTTCCCAAGGATGCCGTCAGAGGACCGAGTGGACATAGTGGCGCCGTCGCCGCCGCCGTCTCTAGGTCCAAACCCAATCGCACCGG